GACCAAAAGGCATACCCAAAACCGGAGGCCGACAGAAAGGCACTCCGAACAAGGCGACCAAGACCATCCGCGAAGCGTGGGTCGAGGCGTTTGAGTTGGTCAACGAGCGCATCCCGTTGCATGAGTGGGGCGCGGCGAACCCCGAGAAGTTCTACCCGTTGGCGACCAAGCTCATCCCCATCGACGTCACCTCGGGCGATAAGCCGATTGCGCCGAGCGCCGTCAACATCGTCCTCATTGACTCCAATGCCGATACCGAAGCCTGAAGGTGACGAAAGCAAGGACGCGTTCATCTCGCGCTGTATGGCGGATAGCGTGATGCAAGCCGAGTACGACAACGCGCAACGCTTGGCGGTCTGCGAAGCGCAATGGGACGAGCAACGCGAAGGCAAGGCGCATCCCCGCATCTGATGTCCGCGTTAGCAGTCCAGACACCGCGATCCTTTGCGTTCCTGTTTAACCCCGTCCTCGGGGGCTTGCGCTATCGCATCGCCTACGGCGGTCGAGGCTCGGCAAAGTCGTGGCAATTCGCCAGAGCCTTGCTTGTTCACGGCCTGTCTCGTCCCCTCCGCATCCTGTGTGCGCGTGAGTATCAGGCCAGTATCCGGGACTCGGTGCATCGCGTCTTGGCGGACCAGATAGAGCGGCTTGACCTCGGCTCGTTCTATACCGTGCAAGAATCTGCGATTCTCGGAGCCAACGGGACGGAGTTCTTGTTCAAGGGCTTACGGCGCGACATCGCGCAGATCAAGTCCACCGAAGGCATTGACGTATGCTGGGTCGAAGAAGCCGAAGCCGTCTCCGACCATAGCTGGCATACCCTCATCCCGACCATTCGCAAGCCGGGGTCCGAGATCTGGGTGACGTTTAACCCCGCGCTGGAGTCCGACCCGACCTACCAGCGGTTCGTGAAGAGCCAGCCAGCCAACGCCGTCTGCCGCAAGGTGACGTACAAGGACAACCCGTGGTTCCCCGAGGTCTTGCAAGCCGAGGCCGATGCGTTGCTCAAGGCCGACCCGGAAGCCTTCGCGCACATCTGGGGCGGTGATCCGTGGGCGCGGTCAGACGCACAGGTCTTGTCAGGCAAGTGGCAGGTGCAAGAGTTCGAGCCAAAGGCGGAATGGCAGGGGCCGTACTTCGGCGTGGACTGGGGCTTTGCACGGGACGCCACGGCGCTTGTCAAATGCTACACCTACGACAACGTGCTGTACGTCGAGCATGAAGCCGGAGGGATTCAGCTTGACAGCGATGCCACGGCCCGAGTGTTTGACAGCGTACCGGATGCGCGGAAGTACGTCATGCGAGCCGACTCTGCCAGACCGGAAACCATAGCCGAGATGAAGAAGCGGGGCTTCCGCTGTGAGGCCGCGCCCAAGTGGTCGGGGTCTGTGGAGGACGGCATTCAGCACCTCCGATCCTACGCCACCATCGTGATACATCCGAGGTGCAAGCGCACCATCGAAGAAGCGCGTCTCTGGCGGTACAAGACCGACGCTCGCACGGATGAGGTCTTGCCTGTGCTGAAGGAAGGCAACGACCATTGCTGGGACGCCATACGCTATGCCCTGTCGCCACTTATCAAGAAGGGGCCGTCGGTGTTTGTCGTGTAAGGGCTTGCCCATTGCTTGCTTTCGCGTTACCCTTGACGTTGCATAACCTCTGACGCGGGGCGCATCATTGTCCGACAGTAAGCGCAAGCCGTTCCTATTGCGTGTGAGTGATGCACTCCGCGCCTTGTCTAGCGGTGAGGAAGCCCGCACGATTGTCCCCACGACCTACCCCAACTTCCCTGCTGGCGCACAGCAGATGCAGTTGGTCCGCACGGCTGACCCGAGCGAGTACCGCCGCGACGGACGCACCGTGCGCATTCAGGGCTTCAACGCTCACCCCGTCGTTCATGCCTGTATGCGGGTTATCGCGGACATCGTAGCGTCGGTCCCGCTGGTCGTGCTAAAGGAGAAGGGCGATTACGAGTCCCGCGTCGGTGCCGATCACCCGCTTCAGAAGCTCCTCGACTACCCCGGCCCGCGCTTTACCGCTCGCCAGTTCCGTGCGCGATTCGCTGTGGACTTCTTGGGCTACGGCAATGCGTTCTTCACGATGAACCGGACGAACCCCAATCGTGCGCCGTTCTCGCTGTCGCCAGTCAACCCCGAGTCCATCCAGCAGGTCTGGATTGACACCGAGGGTGACCCGCGTCGGTACGACTACGCGAACTGGGCTGGCATCATTGTCAACGTGCCGACCGAGGATATGCTTCACTTCCGCGACTTGGAGATGGGGCGTCCGTTCGAGGCCGATGTCTTTGGCTACCCGCGTGGGGCGACCGCTATTGGCTCCCTGCTCGCGGACAACGAGGCCACGCAGTACGTCCGTCAGGTCGTGACCAATGACGGCACTCCGACATTCGCCGTGCTGATGGCTGATGAGGCCAGCACCGAAGATGCCGTGGCGATGCAAGACCGCTACACCGCTCGCGTGGTGGATCGCGGCAAGCGTGGTGTCCCTGCCTTCTTCGGTGCGGTCAAGGACATCAAGCCGCTCGGCTTTACGCTCTCTGACCTTGAGTTCCCTGACCTTCGGCGTGTGTCGCGTGAGGACATCTGCGCGGCGTTTGGCGTGGACCCTCGGATGGTCGGCATAGCGTCGGCGTCGAGCGACGGTGGGCTGTCTGGTATCCAGTATGCCGAGGCTCGCGCTCGGTTGGTTCAGCATACGATTGAGCCGCTGTTTTCGGCTTTTGAGGACGAGCTCAACCATTGGCTTGCGCCGGAGTTCGGGGAGGTCTGGGTCACCTACGACCACGACATCCTCCGCGATCTCGTCGAGAACGACACCGAGACGAGCAACCGCGTCCGTGCCGAGTTCCAATCCAGCCTTCGGACTTGGGAGGAGAGCCGTCGGGCGCTGAAGCTCTCGCCCATCCCCGAGCCGACTGACACGCTTCTCAGCCCGATGGGTGCTACGCTTATCCCTGCGGCAGTCGCGGTCATCGACCCTAGCACCATCCTTGACCAGCCCCCGGCGACGGACAACGAAGCCCCGCAGATTGCCCCGACGCAAGCCGAGGACGAGGCGGAGGAGATGGAGGAGCCGGAGACCGACGAGGAGATTGAGGACGAGGACGAAGCCGAGGAAGAGGTCGAGGACGAGTCTGAGGACGAGGACGAGTCCCGCGCTGAAGAAGTCACGAACTTCCCCGAGGACGGCGACGATAAGAAGGTCACGCTCCGCAACTCGCAGTACCAGTTGTTCCCCGTCGGTGAGGCCGAGGATCTGAAGGAGAACTGGCCCGACATCTGGAACAAGGGCGGGAACGTCAAGGGCAACGAGCAGTTCGCCAAGCTCGCCCCGCTCGCCAAGCGCGGTGGGGTGCCGGACGGTGAGGCGGAGGAGAACGCCGTCCGCTTGCGTGAGGCGTGGGTCGCTCGGCACCGTGGGGACTTCCAGCTTGCCGGAGTGGTGGCACAGATCAAGTGGCTCGCTGTCGGGGACCGTGGGCTTGACCATATGCGGGCCGTCATCCGTGAGGCGAAGGAGAAGTCAGAGGGCCGCTCGGAGATGGTGGACGAGCGCCGGGCGCGGTGGGAGCGGGCCAATGCCGAACTCGACCGCACCGAGGTGACGTACAAGGCGACGGCAGAGGCGCTGTTCCGCGCCGAGCGTCCGAAGGTCACCCGCGAAATCTCTAGCGCCCAGAGCTTTGCCGAGGCGCGTCAGCGGGTACTCGCCTCGTACCGCGTGGGCGGGGACTTGGAGCAGAACTGGGAAGAGTCCTTCACTCCGCTGGTTGCCAAGACCTACGCCTTTGGCGCGACCGAGGTGGCAGGGGCAGGGGCGGAGCTTGCCGCCGATACCGTCGAGTCTGGGCTGGCAGGGCGGTCGGTGCAGAGCGTCCGTGAGGCCATCCGTAAGCGCACCCAGCGCCTTGCCCAGTTGATCGGGGACACCACGGCGAAGGAAGTCCTCGCCGTCATTGAGGCGTCAGAGAGGGGCGGTTTGACCGTGACCGAGACGGCCCGTCTCGTAAGCCGTGCGGTGTATGGGGAGGAGAAGGTCGGCTCCCGCTCCACCGCGATTGCCCGTACCGAGTCGGCTGGGGCGTTGAGTCAGGGGTCGTGGGATCAGGCGAAGGAGATGGGCGACCTGTACCGGAGCAAGGAGTGGCTGGCCTTCTCGGATGCTGAGACCCGCGAGTCCCATACGGCGTGTATGGCGCAGGGCCGGATTGCGATTGACCAGCCCTTCCAGAACGGCCTCATGTTCCCGCTGGACCCGTCAGGGAGTGCCGCCGAAGTGATTAACTGCCGCTGTGTGCTGGCTTATAGCGACGAACCCGTCTAACCGAGACTGTCAATGGCAGACCTGAAGATCAGTCAACTCTCCGATGGTGGTGCGTCCCAAGCCGCAGACGAGTATGTCGTAGCGCGATCCGGAAACAATTTCCGCATCGACGGCGCATCCGTCGCGGCGGCGGCAACCTCGGTCGGCACCCTGACCTCGCTGACCGCGAGCGGCAATATTACGACCTCAGGACGCTTTACCTCGTCCTCTACTGCGTTTGTGCCAACGACCTCAAGCTGGACCAACGCGGCTTTCAAGGGGACGGGGGATTACGGCGGCGCGTTGGCGCTTGTTGACGGCACCGCAGGGTTCGGCGTTTGGGCGCAAAACTCTGGCGCTTCCCTGATTTTTGGGCAAGGCGCAACGAGCGGCGGTCTCACCAATCTGATGACGCTGACTTCGAGCGGTGCGCTGACGGTCAGCGGCGACCTGACGGTGGATACCTCGACGCTCAAGGTCGATAGCGCGAACAACCGCGTGGGCATCGGGACGGCGAGTCCGACTGTGCCATTGGACGTTTATAAAGACGCCTATCCCGAGATTCGCACCAGAAGCGCCTCATATACGAACACGTTTGGCATTGATACTGTTGGCGGGTTTGGCGTCTTGGGGTCGGTAACAAACAACGCGTTTGCCTTTGTTACCAACAACACCGAGCGGATGCGCCTCGACGCTTCCGGCAACCTCGGCCTCGGGGTGACGCCGAGTGCGTGGGCCAGCACGATTAACGCGTTGCAGATGGGAACGGCGTCGTTTGCCGCAAGCAAGTCCGGCAATACTGCCGCTGGTTCGATGTACGTCAATTCGTTCTTTGACGGCACGAACTTCAAGTATGTTGCCAACGACTTTGCCACGCGCTACGCCTCGTTCTCTGGTCAGCACGTTTGGTACAATGCCGCAAGCGGAACGGCTGGTAACAACATCTCGTTTACGCAGGCGATGACGCTGGATGCGAGTGGGAACTTGGGGGTGGGGGTTACCAGTCCAGCGGCGGTATTCAATGGAACTGGCGGAATTGATGTGAATGGGATGTTGGTTACTCGCGGGGCGTTGGCTGTAAATCAGACGAATGCAGGAGTACTGCAATATCTGTCTGATGTAACCACATTGCGGTCATTCGGGGCTACTGCTGGCTCTGGTATTCTCGTGTTTAGAACTGGCGGCGGCGGCGGGTCTGCCGACACCGAACGCGCACGCTTCACGGCTGGGGGGTATTTCAAGGCGTCTCCAAACGGAACATACAACAACGCAACCGGAACGTATCACGAGCTTGTTTCGACAAGTGACAATACAGGAACCCTTATTGTAAAACATACCGGAACTTCTGGCGCACAATACGGCATCACCATTACAACGGTAAATGACCAGAATGATGCGACTCGATATTTCTGGTCTGGGGAAGGTGCTGGAGTTGAGCGTGGCACGCTCCGTTCCAATGGCGGCTTAGCCAACTACAGCGCCAACAACGTCAACCTCGCGTCGGACTTCCGGCTCAAGAAGGACATCGCCCCGCTTGCCTCAACGTGGGACAAGCTCAAGGCCATCGAGGTGGTCAACTTCCGCTACAAGGACTGCAACGAGGATGACCCTGCGCTGTATGGCGTGATTGCCCAGCAGGTCCAGCCCATCGTGCCGGAACTGGTCGTGGTGACCCGTGAGGCGGTTGAGGCGAAGGACGCGGTGCTGGACGAGGACGGCAACGAGGTCACGCCAGCGGTCGAGGCCGCGCCAGAGTATTACGGCATCCGCGAACAGCCGATGTACTGGCTGGCGATTAAGGCGTTGCAAGAGGCACAGGCCCGTATCGAGGCGCTGGAAGCCCGCCTTGAGGCGCTTGAGGCGTGATAGACTGGCTGAAGGGCATCGGGCGGCAACTGCTCCGAGCCTTCGGGCTAGGTGGGCAACGCCCACCGCTCAACTGGGGACAGACCGTGTTCCCGGTCGAGGACCGCGCCAAGCTCGACGCCCTCTGGGTCGCTCAGCACGCGATTGTGACGGGCCGTGGGGGTCAGGCGCGGTACGCCAGCCCCGAGGGGTTGCGGTACGGGGTCTACCAGTACGACCGCTTCCCCGACGGCTCGACGCATTGGGGCAAGTATTGGGCGCACTCGCGTGTGATCGTGGTTTTGAAGGCGCATGAGTCAAACGCCGCGTTGTGGTCCCACGAATGTCGGCACGATGTGTTAGGCACGGAAGCCCACCCCGCCGAGTGGTTCCGTGGATCGTCGTTAGATTTGCCGTAACCCATAACCCCTTGAGGATCGGATGAACCCCATCGAGTTCACGAAGGACGAAGCGACCGTACTGCTCAATCTGCTCGACGTTGCCGTCAAAGCCGCAGGACTCCCTGCGGCAGAGGCGGTGGCGGTGTTGTCAAAGAAGATTCAGGCCGCTATGATTGAAGAGGCTCAACCGCTTACCGTTGTGGAGTAACCCACTATGTCCGTGCGCCACACTCGCTATCACTTGACGGAAGCGGCCCCACAGATTCGGGCCGAGTCGGACCTACCCCCCGGTATTGCAGGGCGGGTGTCGGGCGTGGCGCTGACGTATGAGGTGGTGGATAGCTACCAGACGATGTTCGCCCGCAAGTCCGCCAAGCGCACGATTGACAACAAGGTCGCCGCTCGCAAGGTGCCGCTCCTGATGGATCACGAGCGCACCTCGAAGGCGCACGTTGGCGTGGTCACCGAGATGCAAGACGTTGGCGATGCGCTGGTGATGACCGCCGACATCTTTGACACGGCTGACGGTCGGGCCGCATTGGAGTACGTCAAGGCGGTCTTGGCGTCTGGCGCTTCGACGGGGTTCAGCATCGGCTTCATCCCTCGGGCGTCCGAGATGGTGACGGTTGGCGGCAAGCCTGTGGAGCGGTTCACCGAGATTGAGCTTCGGGAGGTGTCGATTACCCCGATGCCCGCTGTGCCGGGGGCGGAAATCGCCTCGGCGCGTAATGACGATGTAATTACGGATGTGATGGAGGAGGAGTCGCCCGAGCGCACGGACGATGACCTCCTACTGATTGCCGCCCGAGTCGCTCTGGATGCGCTCCCAGAGGAGATGCGGACGGCATTGCTGGAGACGTACACGCCCACGCCCACGCCTACCGAGACGGCTTCATCGGCAATGCCTGTCATTGCTGATACGCCCACCTCGACGGAGGGTACGCGCTACGTTGCGATGGAGGATCGGGTCAAGGCGGCTCGATCAACGTTCGTCCTACCCAAGTGAGACTATCACAATGAAGACCCCCCTTGTTTCCAAGAACCGTGCCGCGAATGAGCTTCGCGAGCAGGCTCACAAGCTCCGTAGCGAGCTGATGGACCCCGCCGCCAGCTTCACCGCTGACGAGGTGGAGAAGCGTACTGCCGACATTCGCGCCCTTGAGATGCGGGCGCAGACCGCCGCTGAGTTCACCGCCGATGCCGAGGTCGCCCGTCAGGGTGGCGACGAGGGGCTCGTGCGCGTGGATGTGTCGAACGGCGAGCGCAAGGATTTCAACGGCATGAAGGACGCGAGCGATCAGGTTCGGAGCGTTCTCGTTCAGGCGTTCCCGTCCGTCGGGGCGTACATCCGTGCCGCGACCCGTGGCCCGTCCAACGAGAAGGAAGCCGCCGCGCTTCGCTCGGTTGACCTCATGACCCGCACCATCACCGGGTCCACCAACGGTGGTGAGTACCTCCTCCCG